TGAACTTGCTCCATCAAAGTTATTATCTATTCTATTTAAAAATCCTGTATCCCAATTAGCTCTATATTGTATACCTGTATTATTAGCAGTTATATCTTGCATTTGTCCACCTTTAAAAAGGAAAGCATTGCTACTGCTACTATTAGCTCTTAAATAAACTTTTTCAGAACCACCTGAATAGAGTCTTAGTTCTCCACTTGTAGGGCTAGTGCTTTCTTCAAATATAGCTGCAGCAAGGTTTGTATCTCCTGCATTATAAAATCCAATACCGCTTGCAATAGCTCCTGCACTGCCAGATTTAACAGTAAATTTACATGGTGGAACTACACCAACACCTAATCTTTGATTTGCGACTACATCTCCATTTGAATAATCAAGAGATAAATGTCTACTATTACCTACGTCTCCAAATAATATATCACTACTGGAGCCAATAACTTTTATAACATCTACACCTACACCTGGGGTAGAGTTGTATAATCTAAAATTGCCTGTATCGTTTATTAGTGTAAAATCTTTATCGCCTGTTAAAAATAACATTTGTGCTGTAGCACTACTAGATGCAGAGGTTTTTATAACTAAATCAGCATTGCCTGACCCTGCATCTAATGTAAAATCATCGCTTTGTAAAGTACCTGATATGACAGCACTACCACCTACGGTAAGTTTATGTGAACCCGATACAGCAGTACCAAGTCCAAGTGATCCCATTTGAAAACCTGTGCCATCATCATCTATTTTGTTTGGAGTTACTGCGTCATTGCCTAAGTCAGCAGTAGTGATTGAAGAGTCTTGTATATGCGAAGCGTCTATAACACCTTGCCCTACCGTTACTGCTACGTCAGCAATATCTTGTCCAATATATGCCACTAAGTAATCTCCATTAACGAAAGCGTACAATCCATAGAGTTAGATGCACTTGCATATGCTTTTAATATATCACTTGCCTCCATAACAATTTTATTTCCTGACATTACTTCTAAGGAACTTCCAACAGGAATTGGTGCATCTTTTAACAATGTTACATTGTCACCATCATTGTTAGTAAATGTTACCGTTGCTGTTATAGAACTTGTAGATGTATTGGCTAATGTTAATCCAACTAAAACCGCAGTAGTTGCACTTGGAACTGTGTATATTGTACTAATCCCCGAAGAAACACCTACATTTAATTTTGTTTTTGCTTTGAATGTATTAGCCATTGTTTTTCCTATCCAAGAGCAACTGACATAGCGACTGCATCAGCTAACGCCTCGCTTGCTAAAGTTGTGCTATCTTTAATTTCTTGTACGTTATTTGATGAATCTTTAAAGAATATTTTTTTATCTACTGTGTTAATAGCCAATTCACCTTCAGTAAGATCACTAGCAGTTGGAGAACCAGTTGCATTAGTTTTTCTTTTAATTTGAAGGGTATTAGCCATTAATAAGAGCCTCCATCTAAGGTTGCTCCATCAACACTTGCACATTTTATTCCTGCTAACGCATAACCTGAAGCAGTAGTATCTACTGTTGATGCGGGTTCGGTAGCTGTCCCTTTAAAAAATGTCCAAGTATCAGAATTGTCTTGGTCAGAAAAAATACCTTTGTATTTAGTTCCACTAGAAACATATTTGCCAAAAAAACCAATATCGACTGAATTAGCACTATTGCTTTTTGCCATCATGATATTGACATCGCCCAACTCAACTTGTTGGCTAGATGCGGTTGTCATGGTTCCATTTACGGTTAAATTTCCTGAAATTGTGACGTTTGATGGTAGACCTAGCGTTACTTTATTGCTTCCCATTGTAGTGGTAACTTCATTTGAAGTACCCTCAACAGTGAAAGTTGTACCTAATGCCATAGACTGACTAGTTCCAGAATCAGCTGCAAATGTAGTTGTAGAATTTGCAAGTTTTGCATTGGTTACTTGTGAGTTTGCAATATGCACAGTATCAATTGCTCCATCAGCTATTTCCGCTGAATCAACTGCGTCATCTGCCATTTTAGCATTAGTTATTGCATTGTCTGCAATGGTCATTTGACCTGCTGCATTGATCGTTGCGTCACCGCTTAATGTTTTATTATCCCAACTATTGCTACCATCGTATAAAAGCATTTGACCGCCTTGTTCAGAACTAATGGTCGTATCTGATAATTCACCTAAAGTGTCTTTAGCAGCAACCGAAGCATCGACATATGCTTTAATTGATTGTTGAGTAGCAAGTTTTAAATTTGAATCACTTGCCATGTTGTCTTCGTCTAAGATTGGTGCGCCAACCCAGTTTGCAGTTGATGCGCCTGTTGCTATGTAAAATCTAGCATCATTTGTTTTAAAAAGAGGTTCACCAGCGTTCAAACCACTCGAAGGAACTGTTGTACCTCTTCTAAATTGAATAGTATTAGCCATTAGTATGAGCCTCCATCTATTGTTTTGTTGTTTAATTGAGCCGTATTGGCATTAGTTGTAATATCGGTCGAGTTATTTCCTCCAACCGTTTTGTTATCAAGTTGATTTAGTTCACTAGCACTAGCAGTTAATAATGTGCCTTGGAGTTTTAATCCTTTATTTAGTGAATTATGAGTTGATATATTGACGTTGTCGGTTCCTAGTTGTAAGGAAGCTGAAGTTCCATCACCGTCTAAAATAGCTTTTTCGGTGCTAGTTATACCTCCGTCAACGTGTGTTAATTGTTTATATGTAGATGCGATAGTTTCGCCAACTAAAGAATTTGCCATAATTACCTCATTGCAAATGGAGCTTGAGGCATTACTTTTCTCAAACCGCCAAATCTATTTTTTTGATATTGATAAACCATTCTTTTGAATTCATTCATGTGAAATTGTCTTTTGTCATATTCACTAATATTTTCTGCAAATTTAGCTTTGACATACTCAACAGCCGCTAAACACAACTCTTCTGATAGGTCAATTACGTCATCCTCGCTGTTTGGGATACTCGGCATAGCAGAATATTCCAACATTAATCCATCATCAATAGTCTTAGAAGGACTATTATATTCACCGCTATCAGCTGTTTTTTCTAGTAAAGCAACATTTGCTCCTCTTAAATAATATTTAAAATCAATTGCCATTATGTTATATCCTTATCTACCGTTTCACCCTCTAAAGTGCGTTCTATCTTTATATATTCTTGCTCATCTTCATCGTAGATCATTACATCTTTTAAAGATATAAAATTGTCAGGAAATGAGTAAAATCTTTGGTTTGCAGTTATTCTAGCTTTTGAGGCAACTACATTATCTTCTATCATCATATTAATTTCGCGCATCGCATCTTTTAAATACGCAATAGAATATCCTTGATTGGTGGTTCCTGCTCTTTCCATTAATTCTTTTAGTGTCATGAAGTACCCCATAAAAATTGTAAAGAACCCCAAAGTTTAGCATCGCCCCATTCAAGCACAGCAAACGTTTGCCAAGTAGAATTAGGATTCGTAGTGTTTATTCCGTGAGTAGAGTTCACATTAGTAGATGTAGTTGACCATTGTGTAGATACATTAGTAGTCGTAGTTGTAAAACTAGTTGACGTACTACTTTCCTCCGAAGTCCATTGCGTATTAGGTTTAGTTATTACTGTATCAGCCATTAAGTGATCATCATATATTCAACTTTTACCTCATCGCTACCTGATGCAGTAAATTTAAATGTTATTCCATTTGCAGGAGTTGGCAAGACAATTGCCATTCCTTTAGATAATGTTGCAATAGCTAATTGATATGCGCCTCCGCTTGCTGTAGTTTTCATTGTTACTGCAATAGTACCTGTAAATTCTGTGTCATCACTTTTTAGACCGGGATTTTTAATGAACAATAAATCTTGTTGAGAAGCAATTGCTAGTTCTACATTTTGACCGCTAGTGGTCAAATAATCTGGCTTACCATCTGTTGCATTGCCATATCCTACAACCGTTGCTCCAATGCTTGATATAGTTCCATCTCCGCCTAATGTTTTACCAACTTCGGGATGAATGTAATCGTGCGGTTGACTTGTTAAATCCGTAACATCACTCGCTGAATAATCCACTCCATAAGTAGTTGATTTTACTGGAGTTGCGCTAACGGCAAAATCAATTCTGTTTGCCATATAATTGTCTCCTTATCATAAAAGGCTCAAAACCCTTTTCATATTGTTGTTGAGCCAATGCGAATTGTTTTTCATACCATTGGTACTCTATTTGTGATTTCTGCATCTTGACATTGAATTCTGCAATCAATGTTTGAGCATTTTGTGTATACTTTTGCAACGCAGAGCTAAATTTTTGTAATTCTATACCATTCTTAGCAGAATCTTTTTGCAGATTTGCACCAAGCTTGTTTGCTTCGGTTTGCGTAATCGCACCCATCTTCCCAATGTCAGAAGAATATTTTTGCAATGTAGTTCCAACCCTTGCTTGATATTCGTTAATACTATGTTGCAAGTCAGACTGCCATTTTGTGAATGTGACATTCAAATTGTTCAATGTCCACTCTTGGACTTCTTTATTTATATCGCTTTGATATTTCTGCAAATCCTGCGTAAAACGCTGTAAGGTAGATGAGTATTCGCTTACGTCCTTTTCTAGCGATTTTGCCTTATTCTGTAGCTCGAGATTGCTAGATATTTGCATCTCTTGCATTCTTCTATTGACATTTGACTCAAATTCTTGCACTGCTTTTTGATATTGCACTTGATATTCTGCATTTTCTTTGTTGAACGTATTCATGCTGTCTTGCACTTTAGCAGAGTATTCTTGAACTTTGGTTTGCTCTTCAGAAAGTTTAGCTTGTGCTAATTCTATATCTTCATCCGTTTCAATCAATGAAGTAATCTTAGAAAAATTAATTTCTTTCATTGGTGGTGGAGTATAACTAGGAGCAGATGTAGAGAACCCAACAGTTAAATCAGAAAAGAATTTCTGCAATTGTGCATCCTCATACACAAAACTTGGAGATGTTGGCAATACAGGTGACCCTAAACTAGAAAGATCTATTGCTGTTATATTAGGGTCGGCTACGCTTTCATATACAGGCAAAGCGACATTGGTGATTTCTGTTTTGTCAATCGAAGAAAGAGTATCTGTTACAGAAAAAGCCAATGCTGGTAGTGGAGGTACAGAAGGTAGTGAGAGAACCAAACCTGACAATCCAGTATAGCCGACCATTTTTTCGTTTAATGATTTCATAGCAGTATAGCTGACAACAACCGGTACTAAGGTTGCAGGAAAATTTGCTATAGAAGTTCCTGTCAATGCAGTCAATGTTGTATAACCTGTTTTACTAACAGACAATTGTGCGCTACTAGTTGGTGTAGGTAATACGTATAATTTCTGATTTAATTTGTAAAATTGAGGGTAATCAACAGTAGCTTTTTGTAATGAAGTAGCTTCGTTCGCGGCAAATCGTTTTTCAGGAGGTATCTCTATTGCTATTTTATTACCACGAGATACAGAAATAACATGGTCACCATCAGCTATTGATACATACGCTGTACCGCTAACTGTATGCCAATCAACCCCTACTTCCGTATTGTCAGCAGTAGCAAAGGTTAAAGTAGACCCAATCTCTTCCAATGTTATCTCTTCGTTAGCATCTAACTTTGCTATAATATTACTGCCTGATTTAATATGAACTTTTACTGTTGTTGCAGTAGTTCCGTCTTGCTTATATCCTGTATGCACAATACGAACCGTATTTCCACTAGAACTTATTGTTCCACCATTAGCATTGATATTGGTTACCGAACCTAAATTCTGGTCAGCTGATACCGAAGATGCAAACAAACTTCTGGAATCAGGGTCAATACTAGAAACACGGTCAACAACCGCTTTTATTCCATCGTTTGCCCATTGTAAAGCATTGGTTGTGCTTCCTGCTAATGCAGTTATCTGTGTTTGTAGATTTGCCATTATTTACGTTTTTTTCTTTTACTTGTTTTTTTCTTTTTTGGTCTTCCAACCTTTTTACCATAAGTTCCTTTTCCACTTGGCATAATTCTTATCCTAACCTTTAGTTACTCAGGGGTGAGTTGCCCCACCCCCGAATATCGTTTTTTATGCGTCTTTCCAAATAGCGTGTGCTTCAGGCATTACGATCTCAAGACCTGCTTCGGTCTGTATGAGGTCGATTCTGCGGTCAACACCAGTATTTTCAAGACTTTGAACACCAACATAGACTTGTGTATCTCTGTTTACGCCATTACCGACCAATGGTCTGTAAGCAACGTGCTTGAGGTTCACAGCTACGATACGAACTGGAGAAGTATCCAAATGGATGTTTCTAACAATGTTCATATCTCCGTATGGAGTTGAGATTTGTGTTACAGGTAAACCAAATAGGCTTTTCTTTCCTGCAATCGCAAAATCAAAACGGAATTGATCATCTATGCTAACATTATTGCTCTGGAAACCACCAAGCTTATGTAACCAGTTGAATGTTGCGGTATCGCACATAAACATAGTTGCATTAGCATTGTTATAACGTGGGTCTAAGAAGTCACTCATATTCTGAAGAAAATCATCAGAAGTAGTTCCACTTGAACCAATGTTAATAGTAAAGATGTTACCTGATGTTAATATGTAATCAACTAAACCTGCGGTATAGCGAACACCAGAAGCATCTTTTTGCTTAGATGAGAATAACAAATCAGTTTCGATGTCATACTTATGTTCAATCAACTTGTTCTTCCAAGTTCTTGCCCATTCATCTCTTGCTAACTTCAATTCAGTTGCACGAGCAGTATTGGTCATCTGCATGGTTGTCTTCCAAATCTGGGTATACCCTACTACGTCTTTGTATGGGGTATCTTTGTAAGTATCTGGGAAACTAGAACCTTCAGCATGTGCTGTACCAACAACGTAACATTTAGCATCTTCACCTAAAGCCGCTAATGTAGCTGTAGTTGGGACTGCCCAAGAAGTGCCACTATGAGTGTACTTTGCACCTGGCAATGTCCAGTATGTATTAGAACCTGCTGCTAAAGGTCTTACAACCTTACATTTCGCCCATACATACTTATCTCCCTCACCACTTGCAACGGTATTAGGAGTTCCTGTTGCCGTAACTTTTACAATCATGTAATCTTCTTCGTAGCTTGCAGGAGCAGTAGCATTATCACCACTTGCTAAAGCAGAAGGAAATACCCTTACAGGTATTTTAACTAGTTGATCATTTAGGAAGAATATTGGTTTAGTACCTGCATCACCAATAGCAATGTCAGATTGTCCAATGACACTTTGTACATTACCTGCGGATTTATAGTCAGTACCAAACTTAACGTTCATTTCTGCGTTCATAGCCATGTCGCCTGAAGCAAAATTGGCGTTAACGTAATCATTGTTACTGTTATCACCAGAACCAATAACTCCACCATCTAAATCAACAGCAACCGCATACGCATAACGCTTGTGCCACATGTGACGTTGTTCTAAGGTCTTAAACTCAGGGTCAGTAGTCGCCTTTTTACCAATTTTACTTAATACTCTGAAAAAAGGAGTTTGATCGACAGACAACTCGGAAACCCTATCCGAGAAGTCATATCTTCTTCTTAAATCACCAGTATTAAATGAACTTTCAATTTGCGCTTGAGCGTGTGTACTCAGCGCTAAAGGATTGTCAGCCATTTAAAGCCTCACTTTCATTTAATGAGGCACCTTATTTAACCAAACAAGTTATCCAATCCTGAATCAAAATTTTTCAAAGCTTCGAATACACTATCATCGTGTTTTATTTCTTTGCTTGCACTATTTTGATTAGAAACGCTTGTTGGTATGTTCCTGACCGATTTCATTTGCTTAATCACATCTGCTTTAGTGTTCTGTGCTACTTTTTGGTCACGATTATCGCGATTTTTTAAGTAGTATATGTCTTCTAAAGAAGTGGTGTGATTATTTGCCCACCCCATCATATCTTTGAACTCATCATCATTAACATTGAACTTGGACTTAAATTCTTGAGCCTGTTGTTCTTGTGTTTGCTTTTGAGATTCTTGGCTTCTTAATTGACGCTCTTGTTGAAGTTGTGTTTTGACACGGCTATCGACTACGCTTCCTATTTGATGCTCTAATGCTTTACCGCTTAGAGATGTAGGATTTTCCATTGCTTCTTGTAAGTCGAATACGAAATCTTCAGGAAGATTTAGTGCCTCTTGTACGCTTTGGGGTTCATTCCCCTTATCAACGTACTGTTTTATTGCATTAACCATTCCCGTGTCTTCTTTGAGGCGCTCGATTATGGGGGCATACTCTTTCAAATTGTCAAGTTCATTTTTTAATTTATGTGCTTCACTAGATGAATCTTTGTATCGCTTTTCCCAATCGTGCTGGTGATCGTCTACTTTAGCAATTGGTTCAGGGTCAACCTTTGGTTGAGTTTGCTGAGTTACAACTGGTTCGACTGCATCGTTTTTATCAAGAATCATCCCGTTCACCTCACGGTCTAATGATTCAAAAAAGTCATCTGAGTCTTTACCTACTCCAGCGTCTTCCAGTGACAAATCAATGTCTGGATTTAGCTCTTGAGTGGCTGAAGAGTTGTCAGATTTACTCTCGTTTGCCATTTTCGCTCCTTGATTTAGTTTGCTCTATTTGAGCTTTTTGTTTTTGAATATCAGCTTCCGCTTTTGCTTTTTCAGCGGTTAAGGTCATAGCACCTTGCGCTTTTGTAGCACCTTTGCGTAGCTCTGTTTCTACAGTTCTTATTTTGTCTTTAATACCCGCTTGTACTAGTTGTCTTTCTAGTGTTTCAATAGTACCATCTTTGTCTTTGACTTGTGATTCAAGCGAGGAGACTGCTTCTTGTAATTGTTGATATAAACTCTTGCGTTTAGCAATTGCAGTCTTGTCTTTAATATCTGTTTCTGCCAATACTGCTAAATCATCAACAACACCTAGCTTCATTAATTCTTTTAGTTCAGCAAGATATGCCCATCTGTTAACAGGAAGTGTGCTACCTGCAACTATCCTAACATCAAACTTTGCTGTGCCATAATCATTCCATCTACCTATAGCTTCACCCATATCATTA